ACTTCCTGTAATAATAACTATTGGGCCAAGTGGATAAATTCCTGATGAATTAATACCACTACCTATAATTAAAACTATTGTAGCAATCCATTTTAAAATAAAATCAGTTTTCATTTATTATTCTGTAAAAGATTTAATAATTTGTAATATTAGAACAACTGCGATAACAGTAAATACAGCCTCAATTATCAAATGATGCATTATATACAACCTATTATACAAGTTGCTTTTGCATAGTTTACCATAAAATGGCCAACTATCAGAAACAAGACATAACCACCAAAAACAATTAGTGCAGGTGTTAGCATATTTTTAATTATATTTTTAAACATATTAGTTAACTCCTTTCACAAATATTAAGTTATCATTATTTTTTTGTTGTTTTAACAACTTAACATAGTTTTTTCCATCTCTTGACTTCAAAAACTTTTTGGCATTTTCTTTTACCATTTTTATTAGTTTTTTCATGTTCATATACATATAATATACACTATATAAATTATAAAAACAAGGAAAAAAATGCATAATTTTAAAGAAATATCTCTTTAAAATCAATAACTTAGTCAATTGTTGTAAAAATACAACACTAAAAATACGTTATAAATATTAAAATATGAAAAAAATTACAAAAAATTGTAAAAATTGTGGTCACAATTGTCATTGTGGCGGAAAATGTAAACAAAATTACACTGGCGGTGACAGTAAAAAAATAAAAATAGTATGTTGTCATAATTGTCAATGTAAAACTGAAAAAAAGGTGAAAAAATAATGGCTAGAAAAGTTGCTGGCAATACAAATTCTTTAAAAAGTGATAGAAAACCAAAAAGAACAAGTATTGGACGTGGTTATTTAAGTGCGTCTATGATGAATAAACATAAAAGAAGAAGTTTTAAGGCGTATAGAGGTCAAGGAAGATAATTCTATAGTATTTCTAAATTATTTTCTTAATTTAGTATAAATATTAGAGTTATGGCAAATTACGATTCAGGTTCTACAACTAAATTAAACAATAGTAATCGTGCTACAGTTAAATATAGTGATTTAGATTTAGATTTTGGTCGTAATCCTGTAACAAATGATGTCAATGAATTGACTAATGTTGAAGCAGTAAAAAGATCAGTTAGAAATTTGATTAATACAACTCATTTCGACAGACCTTTTCACCCAGAAATTGGTGGTGATGTAAGAACATTATTATTTGAACCAATGACACCATTAACAGCATTAAATCTGCAAAGAAAAGTAGAAGAAGTGTTAGTAAATTTTGAACCAAGGATTAGTTTAGTTCAAGTAGCAGCAAATCCTAATCCAGATGCAAACTCTTATGATTTGTCTATTTACTTTTATGTAATTGGTACAACGGAGTTAGTTCAAGTACAAACATTTTTAGAAAGATTAAGATAATATGGCAAGTAATAAACTAACAGTATCAGATTTTGATTTTGATAATATACGTGCCAATCTAATTACATTTTTACAAAGTCAAACAGAATTTCAAGATTACAATTTTCAAGGTTCAGGATTTGCTGTTCTTTTAGATATACTTGCTTACAATACACACTATCTAGGTTTTAATGCTAACATGTTAGCAAATGAAATGTATCTTGACAGTGCTGACATAAGACAAAATATTGTTTCATTAGCAAAGATGTTAGGTTATACACCATCATCTGTTATTTCTCCGATTGCAAATCTTTCAATTACTGTTAACACAGGTGCAGACAAACCTGCAACAATAACAATGCCTCAGGGAACAGTATTTACGACTTCAATCAGTGGAACAACTTATCAATATATTACAAATCAAGATTATACAATTTCTCCTGTTAATGGTGTTTATAATTTTCCATCAGTAGATATTTACGAAGGTACTTTAGTAACTTATCGTTATACAGTGGACTCAAGAGATCCAGATCAAAAATTTATCATACCAAGTAACATGGCAGATATTAATAATACATTAAATGTAATTGTTCAAAATAGTGCAACTGATACTACACAAACAGTTTATACTTTATTAGATGTTGCTGTACCTGTTTATGGTTCTAATTTTACAGTAAGTGGTACTTCACCAGTTTATCTATTACAAGAAGTTGAAAATGGAAACTTTCAAGTTTATTTTGGTGATGGTATTATAGGTAATAAATTATCTGATGGTAACATTGTTATATTACAATACATAGTAACAAACGCAGATGCTTCTAATGGTGCATCTAGTTTTAATTTATCAACTACAATTGGTGGGTATTCAAATGTTACGATTTCAACAAATTCAATATCTCAAGGTGGCTCTCCAGCAGAATCAAAAGAATCTGTTAGATTTAATGCGCCATTAAGTTTTGCTGCACAAAACCGTGCAGTTACTACTACAGACTATGAAGTATTAGTTAGTCAATTATATCCAAACGCAAAAGCAGTAAGTGCGTGGGGTGGGGAAAATAACGAATCACCTACTTATGGTACAGTAAACATTGCTATAGTAGCAGCATCTGGACCTACATTAACTAATTCTACAAAACAATATATTGTAAATAAATTAAAACCTTACAATGTTGCTTCTATACGACCAGTTATACTTGATCCAGAAGTTACAACAATTTTAATTACAAGTGATATTAAATATAATACAAGACTAACTTCAAATACATCTGATACTATTAAAACAAATATTATTAATAATATTTTTAATTACAATACAAATACGTTACAAGTATTTGATGGTATCTTTAGATATTCAAAAGTTGTAGCATTAATTGATAGTACAGATACAAGTATTACTTCAAACATTACAACTATTAAAATAAGAAAAACTTTTACACCAATTTTAGCAACAACAGAACAATATAATATTTACTTTAGAAATGCTTTATATAATCCTGTAATGGGATATAATAATTCACAAGGTGGTATTTTAACTTCAAGTGGATTTAAGATAAATGGTGATACAACAAATATTTTTTACTTAGATGATGATGGTTCAGGTAATGTAAGAAGATATTACTTGAATGGTTCAACAAGAGTTTATGCAGCAAAACCTCAAGGTACAATTAATTATGTTACAGGTCAAATTACATTAAATTCTTTAAATATTACTGAAATAGAAAATATTAGAAATAACACATCAAATATTATTGAGTTAACAGTTATACCAAGTTCGAATGATATTGTTCCTGTAAGAGATCAAATTTTAAATATTGATTTAATTAATTCAATTTTTACTGTTGAAGTAGATACTTACGCTTCTGGTTCATCTGATGCAGGAATAGGTTATATAACCACACCAAGTAGATAATAATGTCTAATTTTTATAACAAGATTTCAAATCTTATAAACTCACAAGTTCCTGAGTTTGTTTTAGAAGATCACCCAAAGTTTGTAGAGTTCTTAAAAACTTATTATACTTTTTTAGAATCTGCCGAATTAGATGTTACAAGTGTACAAACTACTGATGGTATATTTTTAGAATCAGATACAAATCAACCAAATGAATTAGTATTAGATGCAACTAAGATTGCAACTGATAGAACACCGTTAGATGTAGATAATAAAATATTATTAGAAAGTTCTTTTTATGGTAAATTTACAAAAGGTGAAACTGTAATTGGTCAAACATCAAATGCCACTGCGATTGTATTAACAGAAGATTTAATTAACAGTCGTTTATTCATATCTGCACAAAATAAATTTATTATAGGTGAAACTATAATAGGTTCTTCTTCAAATGCAAGTGCAATTGTAAATAACTATAAACCAAATTCAGTTGAAAGTTTACAAAATTTATTAAACTATAGAGATCCAGATAAAGTTATTGATAATTTTTTAACTAATTTTAAATATGAATTTTTAAATACATTACCAAACAATTTAGCAACAGGATTAAATAAAAGAAATTTAATTAAAAGTGTAAAATATCTTTATGGATTAAAAGGTACAAGAGAAGGTAATAATTTATTTTTTAAATTATTGTTTAATGAAAATGCTGATACAATTTATTTAAGAGATCAAATAATAAGAGCATCTGATGGTAAATGGACTACTAATACAATTATTAGAGCTGTTGCAAATGCAGGTGATATGATAAATTTAATTGGTCGTGTTATAACTGGTCATGATTCTTTTGCAACTGCAATTATAGAAAATGTTTCTAAGTTTCAAATAGGTTCAGATGAAATAGTTGAAATTATATTAAATAAAAATTCTATAACTGGTAATTTTATAATAGGTGAACAAATTGTAGGAACACAAACAGATACAGATGATTATTATATTAAAGCAACAATTACAGGTTTACCAAATATTCCTACAATTACAAATAGTGGAAGTTTATATTCAGAAAAACAAAATATTGTAATTAGTGGCGGAGGTCAAGGTGCGTTAATACAAGTTGATGCAGTGGGTCATGGAGGTATTACACAATTTTTTATTGATAATCCAGGAATTAATTATAAGATTGGTGATGATTTATTTTTTAATAATGCAAATACAAATGGTGGTGCGGCCGTTGCAAAAGTTTCAATTGTTAATGGTGGTTTATTAGAAGAAGATTCTTCAGGTAATATTGTTTTAGAAGATGCAACAACAACAGGAGATTCTTATACAGGAAATATTTTAGTACAAGAGGTAGGTACAGGTATTGGTGACATTACAAAGATACGCTTAATTGATACAGGAACAAATTATACTTCTTTACCAACTTGTATAGTTACAAGTTCTACAGGTACAGGTGCATCTATAAAAGCATACGGTGATACTATTGGTCGAGTTCAAGCAATTAAAATTATAGAACCAGGAAAAGGATATGAAAATTCTCCTTCACCTACTTTAACTTTACCAGTAAATATATTGTTTATCAATCGTTCAGGTAATTTTGTAGTAGGTGAAAATGTTACAGGTTTGGCAAATGATAATGTAACAACTGTTACGGCAAAAATTGAAAATTTTAATTACAATACAAATATAATTACTTTATCCAATGCAACAGGAATTTTTGGATTAAATAATACTATTACAGGTTCGTTATCAGGTGCATCTGCAAAGATTATAATATTTAATCAAGCAACTGCAACTACAAGCGTTACATCAATATTAAACACGGCAGGTACTTATGTTAATCAAGATGGTTGGTTAGACGAGAATACTATGAATATTGAAGATGATTTAAGATATCAAGATTTCTCTTATATTATAAAAGTAGGAAAAGCAATTTCTGATTGGAGAGATAGTTTTAAGA